AAGAGGTTGTAAATTGGTTTAATGACTACTATCGTATAGCCCGGAGATATCGGGCGGACGATATGTGATCTAAAAAAACCTAAGTAAAGAATTGCGTCTATAGATTTTCAAGTGAAATGAAAGAAAGCATTCAAAAACTTTCCCATATAGAACATATATTAAAGAGACCCGACTCCTATGTTGGTCCCGTTGAAGTAACGCCAGAAACCTATTGGCTTATTGATAAATATGGAAAAAAGTTTGAAAAGAGGGATATCAAATATTCCCCCGCTCTTCTTAAAATTTTTGACGAGATACTCGTAAATGCGGTCGATAGAAATTCACTCCATCCAAAACAGGTGACGAATATAAATGTCTCCATCGATAAAGACTCTGGAAGAATCACGATCGAAAACAATGGTCCTCTCGGTGGCGTATCCATTAAAATGCACAAAAAGGAGCAACTGTGGAATCCGGAACTTACATTCGGTCATCTCTTAACATCGACCAATTACGATGACTCAAAAAAGAGGGTGGTGGGCGGAAGAAATGGATACGGCGCAAAACTCACGAATGTGTATTCGTCAGAATTTTCCATAGAAATTAAAGATCATGAAAATAAACTGTCATATTCGCAGATGTGGAGGGATAATATGACAACATGTGTTACACCCACCATGAAAAAATACAATGGAAGCAAATCTTCGGTATCTGTATCATTTATCCCGGATTGGAAAAGGTTCGGGATGAAACAGATGGACAATACTATATTCAGAATATTTCATAAAAGAGTATATGATGCGAATATCTGTACCACACCGAACTGTAAGGTAAAATTTCAAGATGAACCGTTACCCAAAATGAATCTTGAATCCTATGCGAAGATGTATGAGGGTGTGGAATCTCTCGCCAGTGTCACCGCGGACCGCTGGTCGGTCTGTATTGGGCCATCGGATAACAATCTTGAACAGGTTTCGTTTGTTAATGGTATTTGTACAAACAAAGGAGGGAGTCATGTGGATCATGTGACGTCTTTTTTGGCGGCGGGTATCATCGATGAATTATCGAAGAAAATCAAACTAAAGCCTCAACAAGTGAAAAATACATTCAACGTTTTCGTAAAGGCTACCCTCGAAAATCCTACGTTCAGTAGTCAGGTTAAATCCGAATGTACATCAAAATCACAAGAATTTGGAAGTAAATTTGAACCACCAAAAAATTTTATCAAGAACGTACTCAAGACTGGAATTCAAGATGAACTATTGGCATTGTCAAAATTCAAGGAAATGAAAGAGCTCAAAAAGACGGACGGTTCAAGAAAATCAAAAATTACTGGCATTCCAAAGTTAGATGACGCAAATAAGGCGGGTACAGCGCAGTCTGGGAAATGTACTCTCATCGTCACAGAGGGTGATTCAGCGAAGACTTTGGCGGTCGCGGGGCTTTCGGTCGTTGGTCGGGATCATTATGGCGTTTTCCCACTCCGTGGTAAATGTAAGAATGTCCGGGATGCTTCCGTGTCTCAATTAACATCTAATCAGGAATTCAACGATCTCAAGAAGATTTTAGGTCTCCAACAAGGTAAAGAATATACAGATGTTTCCGAACTTCGCTACGGTCGTCTTATGATCATGACAGACGCTGATAACGATGGGTCTCATATCAAGGGGCTGATCTTGAATATGATACATCATTTCTGGCCAAGTCTATTGAAAATGAACTTTGTTGTGAGTATGGTTACTCCTATCATTAAGGCAACGAAGGGTTCGGAAACCAAATCATTCTATACAGATTCTTCGTTTAGGACGTGGTATGGAAACGGTAAATCCGGATGGAAGATCAAATACTACAAGGGTCTGGGTACATCCACATCGAAGGAAGCGAGAGAATATTTCAAACAAATTCAGCAGCTCACGGTAAAATTTGAAATGGATAAGATGTCAGATGAATCTATTATTCTGGCTTTTGACAAAAAGAAGGCCGACGCAAGAAAAGAATGGCTTTTGAGAAATACCGCAAAGAATCCAAATGAATTGGAAGTCCCGTATGGGTCGATCCAATCACTCGGAATTACAAATTTCATTCACAAAGACTTGGTCAATTTTAGTCTCGCGGACTTGAAAAGATCCATCGCTCATGTTGCGGACGGATTAAAGCCATCCCAGCGAAAAGTTATGTATTCTTGTTTCAAAAAGGATCTCAGAAATGAAATGAAGGTTGCTCAACTGGCAGCATACGTCGCAGAAACGTCGGCATATCATCATGGAGAAGTTTCCCTCGCTGACACAATTGTGAAATTGGCAAATGATTACATGGGTAGTAATAATATCAATCTCCTCGAACCTTGTGGTCAGTTTGGGACGAGACTGATGGGTGGGAAGGACGCGAGTCAAACGAGGTATATTTTCACCAAACTTACAAAAGAAGCAAGAAGACTGTTTGACCATAGAGATGATGCGATCCTCACGTATTTGGACGACGATGGGAGAATGATCGAACCGAATTATTATATGCCCACTCTTCCCACGATACTTATCAATGGATCGGAGGGTATCGGGACGGGGTTTTCTAGTTTTGTCCCGCCGTTCAATCCACTTGATATTAAAAACAATATCCTTCGGGTTCTTGATAAAAAACCAATCGTCCCCATGAAACCATGGTATAGGGGATTCAAGGGTACCATCACACGGGAAGGTGATGAAGGTGCTTGGATCGCCGAAGGTGTGTGGAGAAACACGGGATCTAAGATTAAAGTGACCGAGCTTCCCCCGGGAAGATGGACACAGGATTACAAAGAATACCTCGACACTCTCGTTGAGAAGAAGACAATCACTTCATATACAAATAACAGTACAACCGAAAATGTTGATTTTGACATTGTTGGTTATACGGGTAATGATCCAATGAAAGACTTAAAATTGAGACGATCGTTAAACTCTTCGAACATGCATCTATTTCATCCAACAAGAGGAATATACAAATACAAAAGTCCAGAGGAGATTCTCGTTGATTTCATTGAATTACGAATGAAACACTACAACGCAAGAAAATCCCACCTCATTAAAGTATTGGAAAATAAGGCAACATTGTGCAGTTACAAATCTAAATTCGTTTTGATGGTTATAGATGGAGAATTGGTTGTTTTCAGACGGAAAAAGTTGGATCTCGAAAGACAAATATCACAAATTTTCCCAAAAATTGATGGGAATTATGATTATCTCTTGAATATCAAAACAGTTCAATACACAGAAGAGTCTGTGAAGTCGCTCATCCAAGAATCCAATGAAGCTAGACGCCAACTGGAAATTATGAAACAGACATCCCCCATAGACATGTGGAAATTAGATATTAAAAATATGTAAGCAATAAGTAGTATGTGCGACATAAACGGTGCCAGCACCGGAGCCATGTTATGCCTTCACGCGATAGGAAAGCAAGATGGCCACCTTATATCCAACGACGAAAAGGCGAGGTCTTTATTTACCTATAAAGAGAAACGTCATTCGAATTTTTCAAAATATCATCGAACCACCCCCGTCATTAATCCAGGAGGAAAAGCCACCTGGCCATTTGGTGAAACCATAAAGGTTACCATGAACCCACAAAACATGGGAGATTTATTGAGTAATATGTATATTTCAATAAAAATGCCAAAAATAAACGGCGCTCCCGGGAATGGTCAGAATTATGCTGACCAATTGGGAAGACATCTATTCAAATCGATTACTATGAGGGTTGATGAATTAGAATTGGAAACTATATATGACGATTGGATGATATTGTATGACGAGTTGTATATGGAAATGTCCGAGAAGATTACAAATAAGATATTGATTAACCGTGGCATTCCGTATGATGGTGCCGTCGATAACGGCGCTTACGCACAATATGACACCGATCTCATCATACCCCTCCCGTTCTTCTTTTCAAGAAAATATTCGGGAGACGAATATGATACAAACCAACCAAATAGACCATTCTTCCCACTTTGTGCGATACATAAACAAAAGCTTGAATTTACATTCGTGTTACACCCTCAAACCTTCTTCACGGACTCATCCACGACTATCTCGGTTCCGGAATTTGATATCATCACAGAGGAATTGACAATAACCCCAGAAGAAAGAATCTATTACATGAAAGAAGCGACGCAGTTAATCACCGATGTTGTGAAGAAACACCCAACCATGGAAACCGAAGTCGGCAAGGATCAAATGAAATTACAATTGGTTCCGAATATACCGGTAAAGTGTATTCATTGGTTTTTGCGAAACAAGGATTTTGAAAATATAGAAGTCGCACAGGGACCGGGTGTGGATTCCAGTTACTTGGCAAGTTATCAAATACCAGGTTCAATTAGTGCCGATTATCATTACTTTCAAAATAGATTCAATTTTGGATCTATACTCGATTTTGATCAATTATATTCGTTCTTTTATCCGGTAATGGATAAAGCAAAATTCTATATCAACGGACAAGACACCCCAAATATAACGGACGCAAACCATTCGTATTACAAGTACCTGACAACGATAAGAGCCCGATTGTCTCGTCCCTATAGGAATGTCTATACTTATAGCTTCTCGATGTATCCAATGAATGTGAAACCATCGGGGAGCTTAGATTTTTCGCAACTAAAATCCGATAAAACCAATTTGGAGGTAAATCTCAAATCCGGTTTAACAGATACATATACATTACATTTATATTACACTGGCTACCAAACGTTTAAATTTTCGGGTGGGTTTATTTCTCTCGCTTATTAAATAACGTATCTTTATTGTTTGAAATGTAATCAATCACTTTATTTTTTATACACCATTTGATGAAATTGAGTTGGGCAACCGTGGTACTAATTTCATCATCTGTCCCCGGTATCGTATATGATATCTTTTCCGAACGACAAAATGGGTCAAATAATTTTTTGCTATATCCATCGAGAGTTGATTTATATGCACAATGAACAGTAAATAACTTACCATTACTTGTCGTATATGTCAAATTATTCTTTTTTGCATAGTTAGTGATGAACCACTCCAAATTACGAAGTGATATGCCACTGGATTTATCGAGTATAGATTTTAACATAGTTTTATTCTCGGTGTCGTCATAAAAGTGATTGATTGATGTTATCAGAATATCCGATTTACTCATTACTATAGTATATTATCCAAATCTATAAGTTCATTACGATCCGTTGAATGTTGGGGTGGTGTAATATTTTTTATAGCGATACAAGCCGGACAATTCTCCATGAATGGAATTGACATGTCATGTGTGTGCTGAAAACGAGATTCTACAACCACCGGACAAAGTGCTCTTTTTTGATAAAGATGAAAACCACAATACCCACCATTCTTGCCGCGTCTAGTACAGCGTTTATTGTTTTTTTGGACACCCCGACACTGTCCCCTGTTTAGAGTATCGGTAGATATGCTTGGTATATCCCGAAGAAGGGCATCCAATGGAAGACTCCACCTTTTTGCGATATCCCCCAGAATTACGGTTACCTTATCATTGACCTGTTTTTCAACCTCACTCTCGATTGAGCGTAGAAAGTCATCAGACAACATTATTCCTTACTATTACTTTGTTCGTAGTTTTTAAATAACATTGCTATACTCGAACTGTTATTTTCCTTCTTGGCACGTGCATCTTTTAGACGTTCCTTTAGCGCGGCAGCCGTACCGGTTGAATCTATATTAAATTGCTTACACTCTTCGATTAAATCATCCTTTTTCATGGAACTCAGTGATGGATATTCACTGCGTTTCCGTGCCTTTTTAGGGGGTTTGTTTTTATCGATAATCTCACCAAAAATTTCACGCTTAGCGTCGTCATACAGTGGATCGAGTAAGTCCGAGACTGGATTTAAAAATTTATTTTCGAAATAATAATGGTAATTTATAGGAATATTGTTATCCGCTGCGTATTTTGGATCTTCGGACATCTCAAATGCCTTCGCACGAGGATCTTCCGTTTTAATAAGAATAAAAGGTACTCTATCTCCACTTTGTGGCTCGCTTCCGGGTTTTCTATCTCTCATCTTACGAACAACCTGTACGTGGGATTGATTCATTTCATTTATATACTCACTATTGACAGACCTAGAAACACCCTTAACCTTATAACTGTCTGCCAACGTTTGCGAAAGGACTAGTTTGTCGTTTGGAACATCGCCCGATAATAACTCGATCGCTCGCTGTCTTGCCAATTCTTTGGGTGGTACAGTATCATTTGAATTGAGAATGAGATCGAACAATTCCTTACACACCTCTCGGAGATGCATTGTATTATTACGACGAATAACTTGTAATCCCTTGATATCAATATAATCCATGTTCATTTTACCATCTTTACCTTGTGTCCATAACTTTGCGGCATATCGTTTTTTAGAATAGAGAAAGAATGGCCAATATACCTTCTCAAGTTCGAGATTATTTGGAGCCTTGAAAAGGGCACTACATTCCTCGGCAGCCCTTTCTCCAATTTTCCAACTGTATTCTACGGCTTCAACTCCCTTGCGATCACCTACGTCAAATTCAACCATTACAGAGTCCGTATTATGAACAACTAATTCACCCGGTCCTACATGGAAATGATGGGATCCCGTCGTAAGATCATATACATAATCGTCCGTCTCACCAAGAAGCTCTAGTTTTTTGATAGCAATCGGATTTCTTCTTTGTGTTGATTTTGTCCAGGTTTGTCTCAGAACTTTCAATTTGTCTTGTCGAGTATTGATAGATACATTATATCCCAGTATTCTACCCAATAGATGTAACCCCATAGAACCTTCTTTGCCTTTACAATCCATTCTGTTACCCGCTTTGTCGCCATCAGCCATGTAATATCCTTCAATGAAACGTTCTATAATGTTGGGGAATGCATTTAGAATACACGGAGGGACAATTTTTTCGCCGTGGCCATTATAAAATAATTTTCTATACCGTTCAACCACAGATTTAACATCTCCGATGGCGCATAATTTATATACACCGCTACTTTCAAGTGTATCATATATCTTAGTTTCAAACGGGCACAGTTTCTGTATTTCAAGTAAATAATCCATATTAGAATTATTTAATGCCCATGTTCGTTTAATTCCAGATGGACATTCATAAGTGCCACACGAACCATCACCGAAAAAGAAACCCATCACCTTTGCTTCCTCTCGTGTAATACTTATCATACGCGTGGCTGTTTCAAATGCATCCCTGGTATTTCCATGTAATAATTCCTGTCCGAGTCCCACCTCGGATGGTTTGACCATATACTTATTTTTTAGGAGTAAACTGTGATCCTCAGTGACATCGACAATACCCGTATGTGTTACAACTCTGTGTATATTTTTAGATGTCTTGTGCCTTACGATCTGTTTAATGGGTGTAAAGCCATTTTCAGTCCATACCTCGGCATCTATCAAAGATGTTTCTTTACCATCAGAACGAAGATTATACATATCAACGAGCGAATCAATTCTCGAGGTACTAATGACTCCGTCCTTTCGGATGAGTAATGGAGTATCACCAGTAACGGAATCCCCGTACCTTACGTTTGAACCCGGGAAATTGGCCTCCACATAATTCTTTGTTTCCTCAATCATGCTTCTACCCTTACAAGTAACCGTAGATGCGATAGCGACGCACGGAAGCATTCCCTTACTTACGCCCGTAAATCCGTACACAGAGTTCATACTGATTTTGTAGGCCAGCTGCTTACCGTTGTACATTTCTTTTAATGATCCGGTAGATACGGCCATATCTTTTTTTGCTTGTTTCCTAAATTGTTTCAATTCCACAAGAATGCTTGGTAAAAGACTCGGGACGCCTTGTGCGAATTTATACGTTTTGTCTCCAACCTCGAATTCCTCATATGTGACGCCCGGAATGTTACCATAGTTCTTTTCGTCCATCACATACGAAGAATAACATAGGTTATGAGCACACATTATACTGGGATATAGGGCTTCGAAATCGAGAGCTGTAATGGGATTATAATAAGCTCCTTTTGTAGCCTCTAATACGGTAGCTCCAACATAACCATCTTCCGACATGACACCGTATTTGATGGTCGGTACCATAAAACCCATCTCCCTCGCCTTCTTACATAGCTGACTAAATACCTTAATTTGTTGCCCCCTCTCACACAAAAACGTGAGGGGAACCCAGGTAGCCTTTGCCATTTCTAGAAGATTCACGAGGGTACATAATTTGGTTAAAAGACGATGAGGAAGCAGTGTATCCTTAATACAATATTCGGCCACCTCCCGAAGCTTTACCGGATCTTCTTCGCGGTACCTCTTAAACATTTCTTTGGCGGGCATATCAATTTTTTGATCGCCCAAGTACTCCTTAGATACAGCGTCCAATTTATAACTATCCAATTTATACCCCTTCTTTACCTCTTGAAACAAATCAAAAACAAATCTTCCCGGCATGGGAAGTAATTTTAATTCGTTGTCCCCCAGAGCACTCGATGACAATTTCTTATATACCATTTCACATTCACGATTCTTCAGTTTTCCCAGATTGAAAAAGTCGAAATTACACTTAACCAATTGAGCTCTTTGATAGATATATTCCATATCAAATCCATAAATGTTCCACCCCAATATAATATCGACATCCATCTTATGAAGATATTTGGCGAATGCTTCCAGCATTTCACGCTCAGTAGAATAACTAAAAATATTACACCCGTCAAGATTGGGATCTGTATTTTTATAACAAAAGCATGTTTTGTCGTATGGCTCGTCGGATCCAAATTTACATAAGGATATAGCGATCTGAAAACAAGCATCTCCCATGATGGTCGCACAGGGGAATTTACCAGTAGAACTATTCGCTTCAATATCAAAAGAACCAACGACAAAGGGGGCTGTCGTTGTTTTTTCGACTGGTTTCAGGGTTTTCCAATCATTACAGAATAGATCGATATCTACAGTAGCGAGATGTGATCTGACACAGGACAAACCCGTATCAAGCCATCCAGTTGATTCAATACCAGTTCGGTGCATTAACCGAAGTACGGGATCTAAATTCGACTCATACACTTTGTATTTTTTGAAATCGCCATTGTACATGAATAATGAATTGATCTTTCGCCTAGACACAACACTATTAAAATTTAAATGCATAAATGCAAACTTTTCATTATTCTGAAATCCCCATACATCTTTCTTTCTCGTAAGACTATAACTCACCAGACAACCGGGTCTCAGTGTATTAAGTTCCTTATATAGCGATTGAACGTCTTGTTCCGATGTACCTTTTGGAAGTTTAACAAAAAAGTATGGAGTAAAGCTGGTCGTCAGGCAAACCGACTTTCCATCCTCGGTTTTTCCAAAAATACTGATAAGATGTTCGTCACACTCTTCCGTGTCCCGTGCTTCCCATGTGAGAGCCTGAAACACGACCATGTCCTTTGTGTATCAATCGAGCTAAATTTTTAATATACATTATTAGTAAATGTCAGCTGCGTTGATTGATCTTGTCAGTGTCGGTGTTCAGGATGCCTATATAACAGGCGAACCCCAAGTCAGTTTTTTTCGACAAAATTTCAAGCGCCATACAAACTTTTCCATAAAACCAGAGCGAATGGACTACATAGGTACGTTCGGTTCTAACAACGAAGTCACTATTCCGATCCGTTCCAAGGGAGATTTACTCTCGTATTTATGGATCGAAGCCCAGAGTATCAGTAATGTTCAAACGAACAACGATGGGTTATTCTCCAATACCGCATCCGCGCCCACGGAATTCAGCCTTCACATCGGAGGTCAGGAGGTCGCCCGCCTCGATTCGTTGTACATCCAGGGGGTTCATAATATTTTATATAAAGAAAATGGTGCCCGTGGTTCGTGTGCCGTTAGTACTAACGAAGTCCCGGGTAACGCCAGGGGTACAGCCGTGGAACCGAGTGCCGATTATTACATGATACCATTCTTCTTCTCCGAGGATTTTACCAAGTGTCTCCCCTTGTGTGGTCTCGCATACCACGAAGTTGAAGTTCGTGTCAAGTGTCGTGATGGATTCACTCCGGCGGAAACGCCCAAAGTTTATGGTACGTATGTGTATTTAGACTCCGATGAAAGAAAGTATTTCACGGATCAAGAGCATGAAATACTCATTACACAAACTCAATACCAAATAACATCCAATACAGCGACAGAGATAGACTTATCGTACTTCAATCACCCGACGAAGGCGGTGCATTTGGTCTCGGGTCAATCCGCAGGCGCCGCGTGGCAAACCGAATATTCGTTCGACGAATCTACAATGTACATCAACGGTACTCCCCTCTTTGAAAACACCAGTAAAACTTTCCACCACAACGTTGTCCCCGAAATGCACACGTCCGCACTCCCGAGCGCTGTATTGGATACGGCACCCCTCTATACGTGGCCGTTTGGTTTAACTCTCAATAAATCGCAACCGAGTGGTACACTAAATTTTTCCCGCATCGATAACGCTAAAT